ACACGCATCCAAAGAATAAGTGGGTTAAGCAGGAATATCCTAAAGAGCTCCAAAGGATCAAAAACATATTCGATTGGAGGGGTTATCCGGAAAACAACAAAGAAAAATGGTACGATTATATAGATGAGGAATTTAAACGTCGAGAAGAGGGTTTCTGGTTTATGAATAATGGTAAACCAACCTGGATAACCGGTACGCACTATATGTATTTACAATGGAGCAAAATAGATGTAGGTGCTCCAGATTATAGAGAAGCTAATAGATTGTTTTATATATTTTGGGAAGCTTGTAAGGCTGATAAAAGATGTTATGGAATGTGCTATCTTAAAAACCGTAGATCTGGATTTTCATTTATGTCAAGCGCTGAAACGGTTAATCTAGCGACTCTAACAGGTGATGCTAGATACGGTATACTTTCTAAAACTGGATCAGATGCTAAAAAGATGTTTACAGATAAAGTGGTTCCAATTAGTATAAATTATCCATTTTTCTTTAAACCTATCCAAGACGGTATGGATAGACCTAAAACGGAACTAGCGTATAGAGTACCAGCTAGTAAGTTTACAAGAAAGAAAATAACATCTAATGAAAAGTTAGAAGACTTACAAGGATTAGATACAACTATTGATTGGAAGAACACTGGGGACAATAGTTACGATGGGGAAAAATTAAATTTACTAGTACATGACGAAAGTGGTAAGTGGGAAAGACCTGATAATATACTAAATAACTGGAGAGTTACAAAAACATGTTTACGATTAGGTAGTAGAATAGTTGGTAAATGTATGATGGGCTCAACTTCAAATGCGTTAGACAAAGGTGGAGACAATTTTAAAAAACTATACAATGCATCAGATGTCACTTCGAGAAATAGAAATGGCCAAACAAAGTCTGGTTTATACTCTTTGTTTATCCCAATGGAATGGAACTACGAGGGATTTATTGATGAACACGGACATCCAGTTTTCGATAATCCAGATCATGATGTCTTTGGACCAGATGGCGAATTAATCGACTATGGTATAATAGAACATTGGGAGAATGAAGCTGAAGGATTAAAATCTGATCAAGATGGATTAAATGAATTTTATAGGCAATTTCCAAGAACCACAGAACATGCATTTAGAGATGAAGCTAAGAATTCTATATTTAACCTAGTTAAAATATACGAACAAATAGATTACAATGAAGGTATTGGAAACTCTTCAGTTATATCAACTGGTAATTTCCAGTGGGTTAATGGAATTAAAGATACTCAAGTTATATTTTATCCAGATCCAAAAGGTAGATTTAAAGTAAGTTGGTTTCCACCTCAACATATGCAAAATAAGATAATTGTAAAAAACGGTGTAAAATATCCAGCCAACGAACATATGGGGGCTTTTGGATGTGATAGTTATGATATATCAGGTACTGTTGACGGTAAAGGTTCTAATGGAGCCTTACACGGGTTAACAAAGTTTTCAATGGAAGACGCTCCTCCAAATCATATGTTTTTAGAGTATGTAGCAAGACCTCCAACTGCTGATATATTTTTTGAAGATGTATTAATGGCCTTGGTGTTTTATGGGATGCCATTACTTTGTGAGAACAATAAACCTAGATTACTATATCACATGAGAAGAAGAGGTTATAGAGGATATTCAATGAATAGACCAGACAAACTATGGAATAAATTATCTGTAACAGAAAAAGAGATTGGAGGCATACCAAACTCGAGTGAAGATATCAAACAAGCTCACGCAGCTGCTATTGAAATGTATATACAAAATCACGTGGGTCATTTAGGGGATGGAAATTATGGAGATATATATTTCAATGAGACATTAAATGATTGGAGTAGATTTGACATAACAAAAAGAACAAAGTTTGATGCGACTATAAGTTCTGGATTAGCAATTATGGCCTGCAATAGACACTTGTATAGACCTAATGCTAAAATTGAAAAACCAAAATTAAATATAAGTATTGCTAAGTATTCTAACAAAGGTAATGCTTCAAAGATAATAAAGAATTAATATGAGACAATTTCCAAGTCAAGTTGTTAGTGATACTGAAAAAATAAGCTATGAGTACGGACTCAAAGTAGCGCAAGCCATAGAAGGAGAATGGTTTGATAAGGATAGTTATTCTAATAGGTACGTTCACAATAAAAATAGTTTCCGAAACTTAAGATTGTACGCTAGAGGAGAACAATCAATACAAAAGTACAAAGATGAACTATCTATAAATGGTGACTTAAGTTATTTAAATTTAGATTGGAAACCAGTTCCAATTATACCTAAGTTTGTGGATATAGTTGTAAACGGAATGTCTAATAGAACGTGGGATATAAAAGCCTATACACAAGATCCTTTTGGAGTTAGCAAGAGAACTGAATATATGGAAAGTATCATGGAAGACATGAGACAAAAGGAATTGAAAAATTTTATTAAAGACAGGTTTGGAATGAATCTCTTTAATACTCCAACAGAGTTATTACCTGATTCTCAGGAAGAATTAGATCTTCATATGCAAATAAATTATAAGCAAGCTATTGAGATCGCTGAGGAACAAGCATTAAATGTTTTATTAGAGGGCAGTAAATACGAGTTAATTAAAAAGAGGTTTTATTACGATCTTACTGTTTTAGGTATAGGTGCTGTAAAAACCTCTTTTAATACATCTGAGGGTGCTAAAGTAGAATATGTTGATCCTGAAAATTTAGTATACTCATACACAGAATCTCCATATTTTGAAGATTTATATTACGTTGGAGAAATAAAAACAATACCTATCAACGAATTAGTAAAAGAATTTCCACATTTAACAGAAGAAGATTTAAAGGAAATTACCTCAAAACACTCTAGAAAAGCAAATAATTATAGTAATTATCGAGACAGTCGTAATGATAACGACGATAATAAAGTTCAAGTTTTATACTTTAATTATAAAACCTATATGAACGAAGTTTATAAAATGAAGCAAACTGCTACTGGAGCGGAAAAAGCTATCGAAAAAGATGATTCATTTGATCCACCTGATTCAAGCGCTAATTTCAACAAAGAATCAAGGTCAATTGAATGTTTATATGAAGGAGCCTTAGTAATAGGAACTAAAAAATTACTAAAATGGGATATGTCAAAAAACATGATGCGTTCTAAAAGCAACTTCACTAAAGTGAAAATGAACTATGCTATTTGTGCTCCTAGAATGTACGAGGGAAGAATAGAATCTTTAGTAAGCAGAATAACTGGTTTTGCAGACATGATACAATTGACTCATTTAAAATTACAACAAGTAATGTCACGTATGACTCCAGATGGTGTTTACTTAGATGCCGACGGTTTGGCTGAGGTTGATTTGGGTAACGGAACAAGTTACAATCCACAAGAAGCTTTAAATATGTTTTTCCAAACAGGTTCTGTTATAGGTAGAAGTTTTACATCTGAAGGCGATATGAATCCTGGTAAAGTTCCTATTCAAGAAATAACTAGTGGTGCTGGAGGTCAAAAAATGCAAGCTCTTATAGGTAATTATAATTACTATTTACAAATGATAAGGGATACCACTGGATTAAACGAAGCTAGAGACGCTGCTAATCCAGATCCTAAATCTTTAGTTGGAGTACAGAAAATAGCAGCAGCTAATTCAAATACAGCTACTAGACACATTCTTCAAGGCGGTTTATTTATAACGCAATCTATATGCGAGTGTTTATCGTTAAGAATATCAGATATTATAGAGTATTCACCTACAAAAGATGCTTTTATTCAAACTCTTGGCATGCATAACGTAGCTACTCTTAGTGAGATGAATAATTTGCATTTATACGACTTTGGTATATTTATTCAATTAACACCAGACGAAGAAGAGAAAGCTATATTAGAAGCAAACATACAAGCTGCTTTAGCACAGCAGAGCATAGAGCTTGAGGACGCTATAGATCTTAGAGATATAAAAAATATTAAACTAGCTAATCAACTACTTAAAATTAGAAGAAAAAAGAAAATAGCTCAAGACCAAAAAATCCAACAAGAAAACATACAGGCACAATCGCAAGCTAATATACAAGCCCAACAAGCTGCCGCTCAATCTGAAATGCAAAAACAACAAGCGATAATGCAATCAACAATGAATCTAGAAGAAGCTAAAGTAGGATTTGAAGCACAAAAACTTCAACAAGAAGCTAACATCAAAAAAGAACTAATGGAGTTAGAGTTTAACTATAACATGCAGTTAAAGAATATGGAGGTTGAGGGACAGAAAGGTAAAGAAGCGGAAAAAGAAAACCGTAAAGATAAAAGAACAAAAATACAAGCTTCGCAGCAAAGTGAGCTTATAGATCAAAGACAAAAAGGAACACCTCCTAAAAATTTCGAGTCAGCAGGAAATGATGTTTTAGGTGGAATTGATATGTCAGAATTCGGTCCTAGATAAAAACAAATTATTAATTATTATTATATTATATTATGGCAAAAAAGAAAAAAGAAGAACCAGTCGTGGACAACGAAACTGGTTCATTAAAAGTAAAAGAAAAAGTTGAAAAACAACCGGATGGTAACGAAACAAAAGGAAATGTTACTAAGGTTAAAGAAAAAATGAAAATGAAGCCTCAAGTTGTAGAGGAAACAATAACAAAAGTCGACTTAGATAAACCAATAAACCAAAAAGAAAATGAAATTAAAGAAAGTAATATTGACGACGGAGGAGTGGTTGAAATCGTTGAAGATGCCAACACCCCACAAGAACAAGAAAAAGTACAATCGGAAACAGAAACACAAGAAAATCCGGTTGTAGAAGAAATAACAAACGAGGAAGTAGATGAAATAAAAGAGATTGCTACAGAGGCTATTATTCAATCTGAAGAAGCTGGAACTGAACTACCAGAAAGTATACAAAAATTAGTAAATTTCATGGAAGATACAGGTGGTGATTTAGAAGACTATGTTGCACTTAATCAAGATTATTCAGAATTAGACAACCACTCTTTATTAAAAGAATATTATAAATCTACCAAACCGCATCTAACTGATGATGAGATTGACTTCGTTATGGAAGATACCTTCTCTTTTGATGAAGATATAGATGAAGACAGAGATATAAAAAGAAAAAAATTAGCTTTGAAGGAGCAAGTTGCCGAAGCGAAGCAACACTTGGAAAGTGTAAAATCCAAATATTACGAAGATATCAAGAACGGAAGCAAACTCACTGATGAGCAGCAGAAGGCAATTGATTTCTTCAATAGATACAACAAGGAATCACAAGAGAATCAAGCAGTGCAAGAAAAGCAATCAAATACTTTTGCTAAAAAAACAAATCAATTATTTGACGATAAATTTAAAGGTTTTGAATACAACGTTGGAGAAAAGAGATTTAGAATAAATGTAAAAGATATGGAAACTGTTAAAAACGAGCAGAGTGACATTAACAACTTTATCAAAAAGTTTTTGAATGAAGATAATTTAATGGATAATGCGAGCGATTATCATAGATCGCTGTTTACAGCGATGAATCCAGATACTATTGCTAATCATTTCTACGAGCAAGGCAAAGCCGATGCTTTAAAGGAAAGTATAGCTAAATCCAAAAATATTGACATGTCTGCAAGGCAATCACTAGCAGAGAATGTCAACACTAGCGGGTTTACTGTTAGAGCACTTAATGATGATGAACCTGGTTTCAAGTTTAAAATTAAAAACAAATAACAAATTTAAAATTACAAAATTATGGCAATTACTGCAGGAAGTTTGTTAAATAGCGTAGCTTCACATCAGAAGCAAACACTAGCAACAAACTACATTGACTTCAACCAAGATATGGGTTGGGCTCAACAATATTTACCAGACCTAATGGAAAAAGAAGCTGAAGTTTTCGGACCGAGAACTATTTCAGGTTTCTTATCTCAAGTTGGGGCTGAAGAATCTATGCAAGCTGATCAAGTTATTTGGTCAGAGCAAGGTAGATTACATTTATCTTATAAAGGTAACGTTTCATCAGCAACTGCTGGTGCTAACACGGGTACTGGTGTGACTAATATCGCACAAATAACAATTGAAGACGATATCGATGGTAACGTTGGTGCTGGTTTTACAGCTGCTAATCACGGTATTAGAGTGAATGATACTGTTATAGTATCTAACTCAGATGGTGTTTTCAAATGTTTAGTAACAGTTGTAGCTAATGCGGTTATTGACGTTGCTCCTTATGGGCAATCTGCTTTATCAGCAAACACTACATCAAAAGCAACAACTATATTAGTTTACGGTTCTGAGTATGGAAAAGGACAAAGCTACGTAGCGGCTGCTGGTACTACCAACACTACAGATGTTAGAGGTGCTAACGAACCTGCTTTCAAAACTTTTAGTAACAAACCAGTTATTATGAAAGATTACTACGAAGTATCAGGTTCTGATACGGCTAGAATCGGTTGGGTTGAAACTACTTCTGAAAGTGGTTCAAACGGATACTTATGGTATTTAAAAGCTGAAGCTGACACAAGAGCTCGTTTTAATGATTACGTTGAAATGGCTATGTTAGAAGGTGAAAAAGCTTTAGCTGCTTCTGAGGTTCAAGGTTCTACAATTCTACCTGGATCAACTACTGATGCAACTAACGACGCTGGTACTGAAGGTTTATTCGCTGCTATTGAAAGTAGAGGTAATTTAACTTCTGGTGTTACTGGTGTTAATGCTGCTACTGATTTAGCTGAGTTTGACGCTATATTAGCAGAGTTTGATAAGCAAGGCGCTATTGAAGAAAATATGATGTTCGTAAATAGAGCCACGTCTCTAGCTATGGACGACATGTTAGCTTCTATGAATTCTTATGGAGCTGGTGGTACTTCTTACGGGGTATTTAACAACTCTGAAGATATGGCACTTAACTTAGGATTCTCAGGATTCCGTAGAGGTTCTTATGATTTCTACAAATCTGATTTTAGATATCTAAATGATTTAGCAACAAGAGGTGGTATTAATGCTGCTTCTAGTGCTAACGCGATTAGAGGTGTCATGGTTCCAGCTGGTACATCAACTGTTTACGACCAGTCTTTAGGAAAGAATCTTAAGAGACCATTTTTACATGTTAGATATAGAGCTTCACAAACTGACAATAGAAAAATGAAGACTTGGGTTACTGGTTCTGTAGGAGCTACTACGTCTGCTTTAGACGCGATGCAAATCCACATGCTAACAGAGAGATGTTTAGTTCT